TTCAAATAGCATAAGTTCATACTGGTTGTGTTCCCATTCCTCAAGAAGTTATCGGCACATTATCACTATCTATTGTTTTTGAGTCTATTGTTCATCAATCTATAACTATCTCTTGTTTTAATTGAGCGAGTGTATTTATGGCTGTATACGTTCTTGATTCCCATAATTCTTTTTTACGGGTAGGAATTTGTAAATCAAAGTATTTTGTCTCATATCTTGATTGTATAGCCATATCCTCATCATCACTTCAATATTCGTCTATATAAACTTTAGGCTCTAACATACTTATTGTATAGTTTTTTCCCTTAAAATCAACTCATCCATAAAAAGGTTTATTGTTATCTACTAAGAAAGCGTCTTTTGTTATATCATATATAATACATATATCATTAAAAGTAGCGTTCTTCGTCTTAAAGAACCATTTAATTAAATTTGCTTTAGGTAGATAATAACCGAAACAATCTGACTGATCTAAATCAAGTGTATTCATTATCTTAGATATTCAAGCATATTTTCTTTCTGATAGTTCTATTATTTCAAATCAATCTATATTTGCTCATCTAGCTATCTGAATTATTTTATTTGATGGAGTAACTGCATATATGTTATTTCATGCTGTTATAAGTGAAGCGTGATTTATAGATCATTCTTTTACTGTCAGTCCTCTTGTTGTATAATTAATTGATCCTCATATGTCTTGAATATCTGAAATTCAAGTAACTGATATTGTGTTTTTTGTAAAATAGAAAAGAGCTTGATTATTCTTTGCCAATCAAGTTACTGTTTCTTCAAATGTAAATGAATCAGATCATGCAGAGTTAAAGTCCTCATAATCGTCTCATACTGATTTATATACCTTCTTTGGATCATCCGCTGTCCATCAACTAGCAAAAGCACTCCCATTAAATGAAACTGCAAAAGCAGGAGCAAAGTTAGCTAATCATGTACTAGGTGTTGTGTATGTAGTTCAAGCCAGTTTTCAATAGTCATCACTACCATTCATACAATATATATCATCTCATACATTCAAAAAGCTCATTCTGTTATCACTTGCTATATTAGCCGCTGTTGTGATACTTGTAGCCGTTCAATCTTCTTCTATTGTATATAGTTTATGTGTTGCATCTGTATTATGTCTAACAATTATTCTACTGTTAGCTGGCACTGTTCTTAAATAACTTCAAATTCATCTTGGATAGTCTCAGGCTGTTAAAGTTGATAACAAAGAATGTCAAGGTCTTTCTGTTGTAGCCTTTCAATCTAGTCTTACGTTTCTTGAGTATGGGGAAAATTTATCATTCAAAGTTGTTTCTGGAGTATTGTCTACATATCAACCTGAAAAAACTCAATCTATATCTACTGGTGATGCTGAATCATAACTCATCTTATCTCATGTTAATAGATAAAATGGTGGTATTTATTTTATTATATTCATATATTTAAAAAAGCAAGAATTTATTTGTCTTGCTTTGTCATTATCTTATAGTTATTCAAATAAACCTACTTCACTTAGGTATATCAATCACATTTAGATTTCATTCTTTGTAGTGCTTCATAGCTGTTTGTCTACACATTCAGTTTTGTTTTGCGTAATCGCTTATGTTTTTGTAAAATTTAATCATGTTTAAGGTCTTTATGTATACATATTATAGTTCATAAGAGAAATGAAAGACAAAAGAATCATATTATTCCGATTGGTATTGATGTTATTTCTACTCACAAATTATTTAAGAATAAGGTTATTAAATAAGTCCATAAGAATAAATATCAATTAATTAGCGTTCTCATATTATGGTGGTTAATTAAATAAACACCTACATTATATTCATTTCTGATTTAAATGCAAGTGTTTTTGTTAATATTATTCACTTTTCTAACGAAGCGACGTCAATTACCACTCTTTAATTATCCACCATCAAATAACTATAGCATATACTGCAATTATCCAAGGAAATACTATTGCAAGTGTTATTGCTCATATTATTACTAATGCTATTCAAAACAGTTCCATAATTGTTGATTTATATGTTGAGATAAGCATCAGCACTACCACATTCTATTCTTTGATTATGAAGACTCTCGTTGTTAAAGTTGGCATAATAGTCGTACATACTTAAAACCTTTCCCACTCAGAACTTATTTAGTTCAAGAGCACGAGCTTCCTCTCCACGATGCCATAAAATATCTGCAACTGCTATAAATGGGATAGTTTGTTCACTGTAAGCATCTGGAATTGTACATAAATCAGTTCAAGCAGTCATTGCTGTTGGTGTTTTCTCGTATATTTGATGAATTGCGTATCAACTGTTGTTTAATTGGAATGGCAAGAAATAATCCTGTTTTACTATTGAATAGAATGGTGGGATATCTTGTGTAAATCTGTTTAAAGTAGTGCTTACATTGTTATTTGCTCATACATTTCCTTTGAAATTGTTTAATTGCATATAGATATCTCTGTAATCTCTGTTCTTTAAAGCTATTTGAGAGTTGTATATTACTCTGTTAGTTGTAGCGTAATCAGTTGGTAGACTAAATATTTGTGTTACTCTGGCTCAACTCTTATGTGCAAATAATACTCCAGTAACTCAAGTAAATCATGTTCAGGTATTTCAAGTGTATGTTATTATATTTCAATCTATCCATACAGATCAAGTAGAAGCAAATCAAGAACTATCTGTTATACTTAGTGTAGTAGCTCATATAGTTGTCGCAGCACTTAAATAGTTATCTTGTACTGTAGTATAGAATTTATCAGAGTATAAGAAAGGTAGAGGTCATTTTTCTATCTTTGCTTTATTAGAAGTATTTAAGTCTGTTATATTTCAAGAACATATATTGTTTTGTGCTGAGTTTATTAATACATCTGCTAGAGTTAGCGGATAAGCACTTGTATCCTCGTTCTCTTTTAGAATAGCATAGAATATATCCCTCATATTTTGAAGCGTTTTTGTTGCCATAGTTTATTATTAAATATTAATAACTCTAGTATACTAATTAATATTCTAATTTCAATTTATTTTACTCTCTATATACTTTTGAATATCCTCCATTGATTTTTCTCTAACTTCTCAATCTATTTTAAAGTCTCAAGTTACTTTTAACTTATCTTCTATTCTTTGTTTAAGTTTATTATATTCCTTTATAGCGTTTAATTTAACTGGTTTCTCATCATCTTGTAATACTAGTTTTGCTAATTCTTTATCTACTCTTTGATCATTTAATCCCATATCTATAAGTAATTTATCTATATAGTCAAGTATGTTAGGGTTTGTTAGGAACTTACTTGCTTCTATTCTTGCGGTAGTTTCACTTGCTTTAGGATAAGCTTTCATATAGCTTTTAGTTCAGCTACAAAAGAACTCTTCTGTTACATAATAGTTACAAAAGTTTATTTGATTTTGATTCAATCAATCTTTTCATGTTTTTTTACTAGCCATATTTTTATATTTACTAAACAAGCTCAAAAAGGAAAATGGAGTTAATCCTTTTTAAGCTAGTTCAACACTCCATTTGTTTTCCTTATTATATTCTTTTTGTAGTTTAAGTCAATAGATTATCATACTATAGACATCAATTCATTTAGCTTTTCTTCTCTTTTTCCAAAATCAATTCAATCTAATATATATTTAGCATTTGCTTTTTGTATTAGGTTAAGATTTTCAAGTTGTTTTTCTGTTGCTGATTCTCTTATATTCTTTATATGGTATCAAAATACTATTTCGTTCATCATTCTAGCCTCTTTAGTACATACTACAATCATATTTCTGTCTCATAGTGTTTTTTGTATAGCACTTGCTACTAATTTATAATTATCTCATGCGTCATCCCTAAATACTATGAGATTATCATATAACCAACCATAACACATAACTTTAAAATCTACTGATAACCACATTGCTATATCTAAAAATATATATGGATGCACCCATGTTCAACCATTTTTTCCTCTTTTAGTTTTCATTACTAAATCTTTCATATCAGCATTTATTAAATCAGGAAGACTCAATTGTTGCTGATTTTGTAAATAACCCGTTTTAGTGTTATTTAAATTCTGCGTACTTTTCAACACATCTTTTCAAGTTGCAAGAATAAGTTCTCATGCACTATCTAGATCAAAATACTTTTGTAATCTTTTTTCCTTTCATGGATTCATCTGATTATATGCATGAACTAGATCAGTTGCATTGAAAAAGAAATCTTTTGTTGTTTGTCTTATAGGGAATCAATCAAGTCCTCTGAACTGTATAACCTGTGTCTTCATAATTTACAAATTTAAAAAAGCAATCATCGTCGAGAATGATTACTTTCTAGGTATAAATACCTGTTCAGTTATTTACTGATTCTCGACATATCAGTTAATAACGTAGTTTTGGCGAACATAGGTATTATACTTATATTTATTTATTTTTCAAATTTATTTTCAAGTTTATTTATCTCTTTTTGTAGTATCTTTATTTGTGGTTTTACTACATCAGGACAACGTTCTATATGATCCTCAAAGAATCATAGTTTTATTTTCAAGTAATCTAGTCTAGTGAGTTTCATTCTTTTATATTTTTAAGATGTTTTCTACAATCCCAGTATATTCTTTTGAATGCTAAACTGTTTAATCTACCACTCTTCATATCCTTTTCTAGAGCCTCATATAACATTATTGCTAGTATATCTGACATAGTGTACTTAGTTAAATTGTAAGTACCTATATTTTATATTTATTTAGTGGATAATTGCAAGTGTATTAAAGCCTTTTTATATCTTGCTTAGGATAATAGATTATTTACTATATAAAGCTTTAATCGCTCTTATACAAGAATTTTCTAGTTCTGTAATAGCTATAGCATAATTTCTACCTGCCTCACTTCTTCAAACTTCATCTCTATTTTTTATAAGAGTATCTGCAATCTTAATATAAAACTCTCTCATAACCTTTACATCAAACGATTCATTATCAAATCTTTCATTGATAGATACTAAATTTAATGCTTCTTGTGTATAGTTATCACACATATACTTATAATCAATTTCTCACATAATAAAATAATTAAAATATATTAGGTAGTTTTAAGTCGTGCTTAGGACTTCTTTAGCTTCCTTGGTTAAACTTAGGAGCGTAGGTATTACCGACTAGGCTATTTCTTTATCTATGTTACTTCTTCAGTATTCTCTTTTTCTAATAGCTCATCTATTATATCGTTGTAGTCTTGTATTGTCATTTCTACTGATAGAGAGTATTTACTATCTGTTTCTTGCATTTTAGATACTAGGTTTTTACTAGCATGTCTTAAGAAAGTTAAGTCATTTGTTGTCATTGTTTATTTGTTATCTAATATAAAAACAGTGAGCTTGACTTTTTCACTCTATAAATAGACATTGTATATAATCAGTAAATACAATTTTATAAATATAGAATCATAGTACTAGAATTGTTATTATTGTAATAATAATCTCTACTTTGGTCATATTAATTGTTTTCATGATTATTTAAGTAAGTTTTTATCTCAAAATATTTCATTGCAGGTTTTTACTACATTTGAATATTCATCTTCTCTTAGATTAGTTACATGGTCTGGGTT